TTGATTTCGTCGTAATATTTACTCTTGGTATTTTCTAAAAAGCCTTTTGCTTTTGCAACTTCTTCTTTAAACGCAAGTTTCTTTTTGCGTATATCTCTTTCCTCATCTAAGTCTTCGTCATAATCGTAGTCTTCTAATAGCAGGCTAACGTCATCTGATTCTAAATAAGGTTTTGTTTGTTTGTAATATTCTTTTAATAGTGTTTTATCATCAACACTTGAGTAGTCTGCGTTTAATCTAACGTAGTCTTCTACTGATCCACCCGTTTCTTCCATAAAAGTAACAAGTTTATCTATGTTTTCAGGTAACACTCTTTGTTCAGCTACTTGCTTGTATTCTTCAGCTGCTTCTTGTAATTGATTGTTCGGAGGCGTATCATCGTCTTCGTCCACAATTTCTATAATACCATTTTCTTGATCAACTTCCGGTGCATCTTCAACAACCACAACAGGCTCTTCAATAGTATCTTCTTTAACTTCCGGTATTACCACTTTAGCAACTTCTTCAGCTGCTGGTTCTTTTACTTCATCTATATTAACCTTTATAGGCTCGTTAGATTCATTGCCTAGTTTTTTAGGGCTTGTTTTTTTGGATTTCATTTTAAAATCCCCTTCTTGTTTCACTTCTGACATAATATAATATAATTAAATAATTGTTTTAATATCACCTAGGCTCGAACTGTTCTAGCCCAAATCCTCCTAGATTATCGTTACCCGCAGACTCAAAGTCAGTTGGTAGCAAATCGTTTTGTCTTTGACTTATTAACTCTGATTGCTGTGTTCCTTGCATTTTAACACGTTTGTCTTTTCTATCCTCAGAGTTGTTTTGTTTCTGCTTTTGAACATCAGCTTGTGCTTTAGCTAGTTGCAGCTGATAGTTAAACTCCTCAGCCATCAGCTCTCTTTTTATTTGAGCTTCAGTTTGCATTCTTTGTATTTCAAATTGTGACTTAGCTTGCTCTATACTTACTTTCTCTTGAGTAAGTGCTTGTTGTTTCTGTACTTCAGCCATTGCGGCTTTTTCAGCAGCTTCAGCGTTTGCTTGAGCTTGAGCTTGAATATTAGCTTGTTGCTGTTCTTGCTCTCTTTTTATTTTTTGAGTTTGCCTCATTTTAATAAACTGATTAGCTAGCTTTATATTTTTTATTTCTCTTATATCTATAGCATCTGACAAAGCTATCGCTCCAGTTTGCAAAGCCACTTGTATGTTTTGTTCTAATAAAGCTTTTTCTTCATCTTCAGGCTCTAGCTGTAGATATATACCAAAGTCGTGCAGTTGTAAGCTCATTAATTCTTGAAGCGTTTCTTTATTGAAAGTACTAACAGCATTAGTTAAAGAGTTTTCAGTAAGTGGATTTTCAATAACATCAGCAACTTTTAAGCTTATGTTTTCACAAGTTCTAACAGTTAGGTAAAGTAAAGAGTCTAAAACATGTTTAGTAGCTATATTGGACGCGTTTGCTGCCATTTTTTGCAAACCTAATAAAGAGTCTTTATTGGGAGCACTACCGTCTCTAGCTTCATTTAATCCGGTTACATCCCTTATCATTTGTAAATAATACTGGTATGTACCTATTAAACTTTGTATTTTTGCTTGACCGCTTGAAGATGATAATTCTTGCACAGGTACTTTACCTCTATTTAATTCACCATCTTGTGTAAGTGATCTACCTACAACAGATCCTGTTTGAAAGTACATATTCAGTGCTTCAGCTGGATTGTATGTTGTGCCGTTACCTAAATCAACTTCAGCTAAACCATCCATATCTAAAAATACACCATCTGGCACTATCCTAGACATCACTTGTTGTAGTTTAAGATGTGTTATTTGGATCATATCAGCAAAGCTAGTAATTTTACTAACTATAGATTCTATACGTCCCTTATACATCCTAGGTGCAGATATGCAGTAATTCATCATTACTTTTGTAGTGTCTGCGGTTGGTCTAGTCATGTTTTCAGCCAACTTCCACTCTAGCATTGTATTTGTACCTAACACTTTTGCTCCAGTATATAATACCTCTATTGTTCTAGATATTCTTTCAAAGTTATCATTAGCTGGAGGATTAAACGTATCTGGTTTTTCTAGTGTTTTTTCTAAACCTTGCTCTGTTCTTTTTATTTTAAATACTTGATCTGAGTATGTCTTGTATTCAAAATATAATACCTGTATTGTGTTTTCATCGTAATTACCCCAGTTGGTTACATACTGTGAATTACCAGGCATGTCTTGTATCTTTTCTAGCTCAGCTGGTGATATTGATGGAAATTGCTTTTTAAGTTCTGATAACGATATAGATTTAACTTCACCTACGTAGTATATATCTCTAAAGTTTGGATCCTCTGTATATGAATAAATCATATTAGCAGGATCAACATAATCAGTTACTATTCCCTCTGATTTATTAAACGATGTTTTAACAGCTCCAATACCTATAGTAGTTAAGTCATGAGCTAGCCTTTTCTTGGTTTCATCATATTTATTAAACGAAAGCACGTTGTTTATTACTTCTTCCTCTGCAATTTCAACATTTTGCTTGTATGTCATCTGCATGTGAATATCCAACTCTTCTTTGTTCTCAGGTAAAGCCTCTAAGTCACCTGTCATAGAAAAGTCCATTCCTAGGTTTTGCTGTATATTTTGTAGAGCTTCTTTAGTGTTCATATCTCTTTGTACAGCTGCTGCGTAATCTGTTCTACTTTTTGTGGAAAACGGATCTTGAGCGAAGGCGTTTATTTCATAGGTCTTATTAGACATACCATTTACAACTATATCTACAAATTTTGATATAACTGGTATTGGCTTCCAGTCTAAATTAAGATAAGATAAATCACCGTTTATAGACAATTCATCTTTATACTTCTGTATTGATTGCTCTCCTCTAGCGTATAAACGCAATGTGTGAAAGCTATTCCAATTGTTTAAGTATCTATTACCATTACCTCTTCCTTGATTGAACCATTCTTGTTCAATAGCTCTAGAGACTTGTAAGCCGTAATCATAACTAGCTTTTACTTCGTCGCTAACAACCTGGTTAGGGAAAGAACTATCGGTATTTGTTTGTATTTTCATTTATCTTAATATTTTAGACATAGAACCTCTATTATCATATCTTTTAATTCCTAAATCGTAAACCTTTTTTTGCACTGGACTAACCGGCGAATATAAGTTTTTGTTACAAGCCATTATTGCTAACCCTGAACTTATAGAAGCATCGTGTTTTGTTCTATTATTTATATTGAATTTACCCCAGTCCTCTAATGTTCTTTGAAAGTACATATCTCCATAACCAGCTTCTGTTCTTCCAACACAAGTTTCTATGTATGATTCTATAGCTGCAGCGTGTGCTTGCTTTATATCTTCACTAGAGTTTGGTATACCACCTATCTCTCTTTCAGTTACAGATAATTTGTTTAATCTTTTATCAGGTCTGTTCATTGAAAAGCCTCGATAACCTCTTCTTTTAAAATGATACAGTAATCTAGGTTTGTTATTTTCAGCAAGTAATGGCATACCGTAAAATATGCAAGCCATCAATACGTCTTCAAAAAATATTTCAGCAGTTTGTGGCCTAGCTATATATTCTAAAAAAAATCTATTAGGCGGAACATCTTCCATACTAAACTTAGTTAAACCGTGTAAAGCTCCATTAGAACCTCTTTTGTCAACCGTACCTGATATATCATAACTATCACAACCAAAAGCACCGCAGTGCTCGTTACCTGGATATTTTGTGTTACCTTTTACTATAACCCTGTTTTGCAATTGAACAGGTGGAACCCAACTTACATTAAACCTGCCATTTTTGTTTGGCACAAATATAACTTTAGTATCTTTAATTCCGTTTTCCCACATAAAACTTCCAGTGGTTATTATCGATGTGTTTCTAAGATCTTCGTTATAATCTATCTGTTCGTATATTTTCGTTAAGTTGAATAAAGATTGTTTTGCCTCATCTCTAAAAGCGTGTTGCTCTGTTCTTGGAAATTGACGGTAGTATTCATTTAAACCATCTTGATCTCCTTTTAAACCTTCAACTTCATTATTCCAATAATCAATTACACCTTGTTTTATAACAGATCCGTCAGGTCCTTCAATTGTTTTTTTTGGTGTTTCAAATACAGGAAATCCATAAGAATCAATGTATCCTTCGTAGTTCCATTCCATAGGAATGAACAAACTATAGAGTCCTGAACGAGTTTGTCCATTTGCATTTCTTTTTGTTGCGTCGGAGTCATAGTATAATTTTTTGAAATTTTCACCACCCTTATCTAAAGCGTTAGACGTACTACCCATCATACACTTACCTATAATCTTAGAACCTAATCTTAAACAAGTTTTTGTAACTCTCCAGTTATTTAATATATTTGTAGGTCTTTCCCATTTTCCACTTTCATCGTGTACTAATAGTTTTAATTTTTCACCATCGTACGAGTTGTCCCCGGTGTTCTTCCAGTCGATCGTTGTGTCGAGACCTGTGATCTCCTGTAATTTCTCGTTGGTGTCAAGCTTTTTACGGGTGAATTTTGATGCTGGTACTCTGTATGCAAGCTCCGTCTTCGGCCTGTCCATACCGTCCTGGATTGGTTTGAAGAAGAAGGGATAGTTAACTGAGATGGGTACGACCTTATCAGTAAACATCTTTTTGGCGTCTGGCCCGGACTTTGATAAAATACCAAATCTTGAATCTGTGGATATTGTTGCCTGATTAACCGTCTCGCCTGATGCCATGAAAGAGAAACCTGACCGTCGGTTTTTAAGATAACACATTCCGTAACACCGTTCATCTGCTTTACAAGCTTCCCAGAATATATAGAATAATCTGTTTGACTCCCTAAAGTCTGGCTGCCCAACATCAATTTTGGACCACTGCAAGTACATGTAGTGAGTACCAGTAATATAAGAAGGCTTGTTTTCATTAATAAACCAAAAACCTTCGTCACGCCTTTTAAACTCTTTGTCAATATAGTCATACCACTTTTCTTTAAAATCTGAAGGGTACTCATCCCAGTCAAACACTGATTTAATTTTAGAAAGCTCTTTAGGATATTGAGTATATTGCCATTTTTTATCTTTAAATTCAATAACGTCTTCTGCTCTTGGCAACGCTATTTTTAATCCCTGTATTTCGTAAACTTCCCCTACCTGTCCGGTTTTACTAATTACAATAACATCATATTCTTCATTGTATCCGTAATTCCACTTCTTATATCTATTTAACCTCTTTAATACTTTTGGTTTTATATAGTCTTTTAATACTGTTACTAAAGTTTGTTCGTACATTATCTAGATCTTCCTTCAGCAAACCCTCTAAAAGCTTTTTGTTCTTTAACTTCTTTTGGATTGTCGTTTAACAAAGCTTCCTCTGCTTCTATTCTAGTAAGTATTTCAAAAGCGTCAAATATTGCTAGCTTTTTAGTAGCAGCAGCATTTTTTAATCTATCAGCTGTTATATCGTCTCCAGAATCAACAATAGCTTCTTTAGCTACTTTAATTAATTCTTCAACTGCTTTTTGCCCAGCTAGGATTATACTCTTCTTCGTTTCCTTCGTGTTCATACTTTATTACAATATCATTAGATTTCATACAATAAACTCTTTGATCATCTATTATAAAATCCCATTCACTGCCTGGCGTGAAGCCTACGACATCCCCTGGACTGATATTAAGCGCTTTTAAAGAACTATTACCTATTTTTAATATACCAATAAGGTCTTGTTCTTTTTGTGATCTTAAAGTGTCTTTGTTTTTTAAAGGCATTACAAAACATCTGTCTCCAAATGATTTCCAATCCCTTGTATTTTTATACAAATATATTTGATCTGCTGAACAAAAGTGCAAGTCGTTTTTAAAGTGAGATCTACTTCTTTTCTTGTTGCCTCGGATATCATAAAAAACTCTAAATACATTGTGATGTATTATTATTATGTCACCTTTTTTTATATTTGTTTTAAAAGCTTTTGGCGTTTCAACTACTATAGCTAAATTATTTACAGACTTAAAGTCTTCAATTTTAGTGTTTAGTATTAATGTAGCGTCGCCTAACTTTATATTGTTATCGTATCTATCGCCAATAGGTTTGACGATAAAATCGTATAGACTTCTCATTTAATATTCTAAATCATACTCAACGGATATTGCCATGTTAGAATTAAACTTCTTCCATGGCATAACCTCGTTTCCTTTCTTTATATAAATACTGTAAGAATTAGATTGCACATCGTGCAGTATACAATCTATAGTATGTCCACCATAAACGTTTTGCCCTACTGAATAGTGCATAGCGTCGTTCTTATAGTCAGAACCTATACTTATTTTTCTTACAACAGAACTCATTATTCTGCTATTTCAAGAGTTTTTGTTTCTTCTTGCTTAGCTTCCTCATAAGTACCATCAGTTAAGTTTACAGTTATATCACCATACTCTTCTCTGATTTCAGCCTTGATACTATCTAGTTCTTTTGCAGCTTCAAAATGAGCTGATAGGTACTCTGTCTTTCTTGCCTCTAAAAATCCTACTTCTGTAAGTATAGAGTTCATTTTTCCTGTTGCGTCTTTAATAGACTTTAATTGTTCATCTGTTAATTTTCCCATTTTATTTAATTTAATTGGTTATATTGGCATAGTTACACTATTTATTATAAATTTACTTCTTCTTCTACAGGTGGTGGTGGAACTTCTGCATTTCTAGGAAATCCATAGAACTGATGTGCTGAAGCATCGCCTGGGTAAACCTCATTACTTCCGAAGTCTAAGTCATCTGTACTCATAATATCATAAGCCCATCCTGGGTAATATACAGGATTTTCAGGATCTGTTGTTTTAGCAGGGTCTATAACCTTACCAATATTAACAACTGCCTTTGTTCCGTTGATATACTGCATCGTTGTAACACCTTCTTCTGTTACCTCAGCCCAAACGTCTTTTTGTATTAAAACGTCTTTACCTTGTTGTTCTGTATCAAATACTGTCTTGTAGATATTCATAATTATATTGTTGTTAATATTGTATTTTCAGTTTTATTCAAATGGATTTATTCCATTTTTAACCAGTATTTCTATCCATTGCTCTTCGTTGTTATAATAGTCTATTTCAACCCAAGGAGTTTCTAAACATTGGTCTGTTAGAATAGAACCAAATGCTTTTATTTCTGCTCTAGTATTATCCCAACATATAAACCAAGTTTCATTAGGTGGATAGCAGATACTTGTATTTTTTAATTCAATCATATTTATTTATTTATTTAAGCAGTACCTCCATCAACTATTGACCATCCAAAATTACTTACTAATGATGCCCTAGCAGCAGCTGCAGCTCCACCGCTTGTGTATTTTGAACTTCCAAAGCTAGTTGAAATACTAGCTGTATATCCACTTCCATTTGGATATGTTGCTTGTAATTTACTTTCTAAATTTATTAATGTAGCATCGTAATTAGCAGTTGATAAAGTTGTTCCACTTAATAATACAGACATATCTGTTGCGCTACTAACATCCCAATTTAAAGATTGATTAAAATTAGTGTTTTGAAAAAGCATTCTATTCATATTTGTAACATTTGAAACATCCCAATTTCCAATGGGTTGATTAAAAGCAAATGCTTGAAAAAATGTTCTATTCATATTAGTAACACCACTAACGTCCCAACTACCTATGTTTTGATTGAAAGATGAACATGAATAAAAAGCTCGTTCTAAATCAGTAACATTTGTAAGGTTTGGAGTATCCGTAAACGAACCA